CACCGATCAAGTGGAACAGACCGAAGCCATACGCACCAAAGCCGGGGACGTACTGGTAGTGCACGAAGTGCTGACGCTTTAGGCGCAGTTGGTCATCTTCCAACCAGTTGCGACGAATCGCCAGAATCGTGTTGGTGCCTTTAATCAATGTGACGACGTATGGCAGCGCAATGCCTGTCTCTTCACCATCGTCGTCTTTGTCTTCAAACCCTTTCAGGTTCAAGTCAACATGACACTCCAACAGCACATAACGGTCGTCGTTTAAGTTCGCAAAGCCAGTCTCTTTATCTTTGGCTTTCTTAACCTCGTCTTCTACCTTGGGCGGATCGGGCAACTCAACGTCGCGGTAGAACCCACCCTGCTGCAACTTAATAATCTCGTTTTTGGTTTTACGCATCACATGCGTCATGCGATGGCAAGTGTCTAGGTCCGTGGTGCCATACGGCAGCAAAATATCTTCAGCCGGTATGAACATCGCCACCTGACGTCCTAAATTGGGATCGTAGTAGACCTTCTTAAACGCCGAACCCGTAGCAGGCAATGACCACAACATGCGCTCATGTTCAGGCCGGTACTCAGTCATGACTTCCGTTAACTGGAAGTTCATATCCTCTTCTACCCGCGATGCAGCTTCTTGTATCTCTGGCGTGTCTTTACCAATAATCTTGGTACGCACCGGCCCCTGTGCAGGGAACGTCTCAGTAATCGTCTCAGCTTGGAAACGAACCACCGCCTCAGTAATCATCGGGTGGAACACACCACACGCACCTGCCCACGGCTCGGTACGTTCTTCAATCTGCAAGCCTAATAGTTTGATGCCTTCTACGTAGGCTTTTTCCCATTCTTTACGGGAGTTCTTGTCGTTGACAATATCTTCTTCCAGAGTCCCTGCAACCTGTATGAGAACATCGTCATCCACGAAGTCCGCAAGGTTGGCGTTGAACGTCTCCGCTGTCGTAGGCTCAGGCAGAAGCGCAATCTCGAGACCGTCTGTTTTGATGTTAACGGCTTCCGGGTCAACGATTTCGATTTCAAGATCGGGTTCTCCTTCACCTAGCGCAGCCAAACCTGCGGGAGCAGCGTAGAGACTTTTGTCGATTGCCATGATTAATCCTTAATTAGTAATACGCCGCCTTGCGTGGGATGCTGTATCTCACATCATCCGGCTCATCTGTATCAAGTGAAATGAATCCCCCCTGCCTAAAACGCAGTAGGGCTTGTGTGGTGGTATCGACAAAGTCGTCATGTTCGCCCACCGGGAACGCCGCCACTTCTTCAATGACCTCCCGCGCCCAACGGGTGTCAGGTGCCCAGACTTTACCAGAGGAGAATAGGTCTGCAACAGCATTTACCCGCACCATTTTGTCGTTGCCGCGACTCGGGCTGAATTCTTGGACAGGGATGCCCGTTGCCCGCAGCTCCTGTATTAACGGTGCGCCTGCGGCTTTCTTTTCCACAATGAACGCATCCGGCTCCCATTCCTTGTAGTGCTTTAACGCTGTTTGTTTTAATTCTGGAAACGCCATGCGGTCTTTAAACGCATCGAGCAATATGACCTGCGGCTGATCGTTCTCTTCTTCGTTGTAGAACACACCCCATGTGGTGCAGGCAGAGAAGTCAGACGAGTTCTTGGTCTCATACGCCGTATCCCAACTCTGGATAATGTACTCGCACGTCGGCGGCTCGTCGGCTTCCCAGATACGCCAGCTTTTACGGGTGATGATGGCGCTGGATTCGGACGTGGGCTGCTGCATGTACTGCGCGTTCCAATACCGGGGGTCCAGCGACGCTTTGGTCTTCTCCAGCATCTCCAGCGGCCACTGCTCAGGCCACAAGGGTTTGCCACTTGGCAGGATGGCCGGTAGCTCAACAATCTCCCACGGCTCGGCCTCGGGGTTGCGTATCTGGTAGTCGATCAGTTTGCCGGTCAAGTCCAAGAGCGACCAACGCGTCATGATGACGATGATGGCCCCGCCGGGCATTAAACGCTGAAGCGGACCGGTTTGAAACCACGCCCACGCCGTGTCGAACGCCAGACGGGAGTTCGATTTTACATCTTGTTCTGAGTGGGGGTCATCAATAACGAACAAGTCCGCACCACGACCAGCCAGCGCACCGCCCACACCGGCTGCGTAATACTGGCCCCCTGCTCCGGTAGACCATTTGCCCGCTGCCTTCTGATCGTCGGCCACACGGGTGTCGGGGAACAGTTCTTGGTATTCCTCAGACTCGATTAAGTTTCTAACGCGCCGACCAAAGTCTTCAGACAGGGACGCAGTGTGCGTGCCCATGATGATCTTCTTCTCAGGAAACTTGCCAAGAAAATAAGCCGGAAACAGGTAGGACGAAAATTCAGATTTGCCGTGACGCGGGGCGATGTTGATGATGACGCGCTTCTTTTTGCCTGCAATTACGTCCTCAAAGATGCGGGAGAGCTTGCGATGATGTGGCCCTATTTTGAATCCCGGATAGACGTGGGTGGCAAAGCCCAACATCGAATCCTTCCCAATTTCTTTGGATGCCCGCGCTGCCCGCTCTTCCAAGTCCTTTAGCAGCTCGGCCTTTTCTTGGGGAGATAGCGTGGGCAGCACCTGCTGCAACGCTCTAATCTCTTCAGGACTCAGTATGGGTTTCACTGTCGTCCCCGTCCGTGTCCATCAATTGACTTTCTATTTCCTGCACTTCGCGTACATCCGTGATGTCCACGATTTTTGCCATCTTGCCCAGTTTTTCCTTAATGCGGGCTTCCAGTTCAGCGTCGGACAGTTCGTTCTTTTTGACCTCGATCTTGTCTGTGAACAGGCCAATCTCGGTGACTTTACCCAAGAGACCCAAGGCTTTTAGCCGTATCGAAGCGCTGGGGTTTTTGGTTTCTTCGATTAACTGAGCAACCGTATAGCCCCGAATCTCCTGCGCTTGGTTAATAAATTGCCAATCATAGGCCGTTAGCATGCCAACCAAGTGCTGTACCGCCGCAGGCGTTTTGATTTGGTCTAGCGCCTTGTGCGTTTGATTGGGGGGTTGTGCAGTGACCAGATTGGTGAAGGCGGTTCTGGCGGCGTGCGTTTGTGCTTCGGTAGCCACTTCGTACTCATCGGCGGCTCCCAGCTCTTTTAGCCAGTCTAGCGTGTTGGTTTGGGCGTCGACGTGCTCAGTGGGATGGGTTTTCTCCACTGGCACAAAACCGGCGGCGCTATTTAGCACTTCCGGCTCAAAATCTATCAGGTGTTCAAACATGCGATGGTCCTTGCAACCACGTTGGCCGCAGTGTATAGTCGAATTTGCAAGCGTGCAAGTGTTGCCGTTTGCTTCTCCCCTCGTTGCGAATCAGCGAGATTCACCCTCCGGCAATAACCGGGGGGTTTTTTTCGTCTGGGGTGTTAGTTTTTTAACAACACGGTTTTTTAAAATTTTTATAATATTGGTGGGGGGTGTGTTGTTGGGATTGTCTAAGTGATAACTAGAATTGGGGTGTGGTTGCGAAACACTGTTCTATGGTGAGCCACCCCCGTTGCCAAATTTAGGGGGGTGGGGGTACGGTGGGGTGCGAAAAACGGCCAAAATCAGGCCGAAAACGGGGTAAATCTACCCCATTCGGTTTCGATCAAAACATGGTTTCCGGATAATGGGTCTTGTCGCTGGCAGATGCCATGCGGCAAACCCTTTAACTCAATGGAGCTAACACCATGAAAAACGCAAACATCAACACTTCCCTCGAAACTCTCGTACTTGCTGCTATCGACATTCAGCGCAAGCGAGTACAAAACCATGCGGCACTCGCAGAACTGGCAAAGCAATTCAAGCTGGCAGACTGGCGCGACTTCGTAGCGGCGATTCTTGCTCGTGAGTATGGCGTCGAAGTGAAAATCAGTCAGAAATTCGGTTGGGCGACATTCGACAAAGATACCGCCGCCGAGCAAATGCTGTCGAGCATCTTCAAACTGCATCCAGAGCAGTCCAAATTCGCTGCGAAGCACACCACGCAAGCGAAGAAAGAAAGCGTCAAAGCACCACGCAAGACCTACAACGCAGTCGAAGCGTTGATTCTCGAATCGGGAATGACGCAAGCCGAGTTCACCGCGCTGTTGGCCGAGTTGAAAGCATCAATCGGTTTTGAATAATGGGGTGAGCGCACCCCGTTTTTTCCCAAGCGGGGCAGCGGCAGGGCTGGCCGCTGTTCCGCAACCCGTCTAATCCAGCCCAATCTCACCTGAAAGGAAACATCATGTTCTGCTACTCAGTATTTCACGGCAGCAAACAAATAGCCGTATTCGCGTACAACCCAAACGGCAACGACTGGCAACGCGCGCGTTCTTTGGCAATCGAACTCGCTTTGAAAGCAGAAGAAAACGGTTACCACTACACCGTCGAATTCTTTGGCGCGACTGATGCCGGTCGCATCGTATGGCAATAACCCTGAAAGGCACACCATGAAAGCACCACAGTACTTCGCACTAGGCATCGGCCTATCCTTCACCTTCATCCTGCTGGCAAGCGGATCAATCCCTGATTGGGTAGGCATAGGGTATCTCGCGTGCCTAGTCGCGCCCATTATCGTTGACTAAAAACGGGGTGACTTCACCCCATTTCACCTGAAAGGAAACAACCATGAACACCAACAAATACGCAGTCCACGCACAAATCACCAAGCTACCCGTAGCAACCATCGAACGCTACGTCACCCTGTACCGCCAGCAAGAGATAGCACGAGAAACGAGGAACCGCGAACGTGCCTACCTGCTCGGCCTAGACCTACACAAAATGAACAAAGCCTACCCACAACTACGCAAAGTAGTTCATGTTAGTGGGTACTAACCTAAAAACTCGTTAAAATGACAGGTATCATAGATTTGTACAACTATCCTAGAAAAACGACAGCGAAAACCCGCGCCAGTACTAGCGTTGGGCAGAACTAGGCTTATCTATCTATCTATTTATAAATATAAATATATATTTAGATGTGTATTTCTGTATGTGTGCGTTTTATTTTTCGTTTCTTCCTTTTTTCTTTCCCCCCTTGTTCTTTCTGGAAACGATAGATACCATACCACCAACCCTGTTTTGCCCTGTGTTCATGCGGGTTTTGACCGTCGGTTTTCTGGGATAGTTGTCCAAATCTAGCCAACAACCCGCACTACTTTGCCAACTTCAGACAAGAAAGCGTACAAAGCCCATGTCTTATCTCTACCCTTCATACATGGCGATGACCGAGAGCAAACTGAATCGGCATCTCATCAAGCGCAAGTACCCCGACGAACTGCGTCACAAAATCGTCGAGCTGGTGCAAAAACAGAAACGAGAAGAACTACGAGAGCGTCAAAAACGGGGTGCGTACACCCCATTATGGGAACACCTGATGAAGCCGCTAGCCGCTGAGATACGAGCGACCCGCAGTATGCTGGCCTACACCAGCAGGAACGACGAACGCAACACCGCACGAACGACAGCACTGCAAGGGTATCTGACCGTCTTACTGACAATGCAATCCCGCTTCAAAGAACTACGGGCGGCGAACGAGCAGTCACCCCTACGCATGGCCAAAGAACGTACACCACCACTGCCCAACGGCGGCGAACACTGGACAGATTGGATACCTGACCACATACGTCAGCGCGTACTCGACCTGTTCAAAGAGATACCCAAGCTGGCCAAAGCTAAGACCAAGCTGCCATTCGCCAGAGTCATGCCGCCTGCCGTACATAACAAAGTTAAGCCGCGCATCATGCGCAGGCTGGAGAACGACCTTGCCGTATTGGAAACAGACCTGATGCTGATGGAGTTACACCCGCCAACGGGCAACCCATTGGTTGACGAAGAACAGAATCGCACCCTTGCTGCACAACGGGCAAGGATAAGCAGGGCAAAACGTGCCAGAGAAATACTGGAAACGCTGCCCACCCACGCCGCCCTGCCAATCACATGGCATGGGTTGGTATCTGAGTAGTAAAACGGGGTGAGTCCACCCCATTTTTAAGGAGAAGCAAATGAAACACTACTTCGCACGCATTACCGAGAACAACGGCGGTATGGAGTACGACACGCCGTTTCTGTTTGTCATCAAGGGCGACCCGCACAGGTACGCTAAGAAGATTGCTAAAGACTGGCGGGGCAGCGACGCAAGCGATTGGGATAACGCGTTGGGCGGCTATTGGTCTGACCACACCACCATCTGCGTTGACAGCTACCAAGAGATACCCGAAGCAGACTTCGAGGTGTTGAAGAAGTACCTAGCAGTTCTCTAACCACAACAAGGAGAAGCAAATGAACACAACAAACACATCACGCTTTTGGTTGATGCAGCGCGTCAGGGATGACCTAAGACTGTACGGCGTACTAGGAACGTACTACCTGCTGCGCGAGGAGTTCTCACTACCCACCACCATCTACGCCATGTGCGTAGCGCACAGCATAAACAAGCACAACGCCGAGCCAATAGGGGTACGCATTACCCCTAACCTATAAGGGGAAGCAAATGGATGACGACGATATGTTCACACTGGCTGCTGCCCTGTTCGGGGCAATCATTGGCTGCACATTGGCAGTCATCGTATTGATGTTCTTATTTTAAGGAGAAGCAAATGACTGAAGCAGAACACCTAGTCCTCAAGTTCCAAGCCGAGCGCAAGGCTATGCGCATCGATGAGAAGTACACCCACGACCAACTGCACGACGCAGCCCACGAGATGTACCGTATAGGCGGCGGCTTTGCTTCACGCATAGCCGAGGCGTACTTCCTTGCTGACCTGTCCAATAGACGCAAGCTATTGGATGCGTTCGGGGATTTGTTTGAACGCTTTGTGAAAGGGGATGAGTGATGAAAACAAGTGCACTGACGGGCGCAGCCGACCACAACTAACAGGAGATCAGACCAATGAAACCTAATTCAGATGCAATTCAGATGTTATACCCGCCCACGCCAGAAAATATCTGGCTTACCGATTGTTTTGATGAAACCTGCACTATCGGTTCTGGCGATTATGCCCTGGCCGCCGGCATACCGATTGAAATAGGCCGATTGTTTGCCGCCGCGCCTGATTTGTTGGCCGCGCTGCGCGACCTGCTAGACGAGGCCGATTTGAACGAGGTTGACGAGTACACCGCCCCGAAAATCGAAGCCGCCCGCGCCGCTATCGCCCGCGCAACAGGCGATCAGACGGTAACTGCATAGGAGATCAGACGATGAGAACAGCAGAACTAACAGGCGCAGCCCTTGACTGGGCGGTAGCTAAAGCGCGACACCTGAACCTCACAAACCCTTTCCCTTTTTCGTCTGAATGGCGTTGCGGCGGTACGATTATTGAGTCCGAAGGAATCGGCCTAAACAAAGGGGCTGGCGGGCGATGGATGGCAACTATTTGCGTTGGCGGTGTAGAGCATATTTGTAGGTACGGCCAAACCCCGCTCGTTGCAGCCATGCGCTGCTACGTGGCAAGCAAACTAGGAGAGGAGGTGGAGATACCAGACGCATAACCAAAACGGGGTGACCGCACCCCATTTCCAACGCGGTACAACATCAACAACAGGAGAAGCAATCATGCAACTACACACGACAAGTACGTGGGTCAACCCACATGAGTCCGACTTCGAGCTACACCGCCGCCGTTATCGAGAGGAGGCCGAAGCCAGACAGCGTCACTACTGGCTGCACAACTACGACGGTGCTGCTGCCCGCCAACTGATGGATAACTTGGCAAACGTGCTGCGTACCATGCACAGGCTATTGATCGAGGACGAGTGGTACGTCAAGCGCCATTACCCCAACGTCAGCTTAGCCGACGCCGAAGAGCACAAGTGGCACTACCCGCTGCAACAGCGGTTCAAGCTGCACCCTGCTGTAATCAAGGCAGTACAGGAGTACCCGCCGCGCTCGGTACACAGCCTAGTGTTCGAGTGGCCGCACGTATCCGAGACCGATCCCAACCGGCTGGCGTACACACGCGACAACCGATCCGGTCACGAGGACAGGCAGACCGTCACCACGGTGGGCAAGTATCTGAATCGTCACTTCCCTACCATGCCCGACCATGCCATCCGTGACTTGGCTGCACGCTACGCTGGCTTTAAGTTCGAGCTGTGGGATACCACCGGAATGATTATTCGCTCGGTGCAGGACGGGCCACCTAGCTGTATGCAGTGGGAGGAAGATTATGACCATCCGTATCAAGTCTATGCCCCTGAGTTCGGTTGGCGTGCGGCGGTGCGGCTAAACGGTCACGGCCAGATCATGGGTCGCTGTCTGGTGTACGACGACACACAGACCAGCAGGCGGCAGGTCGGCAAGATTTATGTCCGGTCATACGCCCACAAGGAAGGCGGGTACTCGCACAGCGACGAGGGTCTTGAGGCGTGGCTGCGTGAGCAGGGGTTCAGTAAGTCCTACACATGGGAGGGGTGCAAACTAAAACGCATCAGTGATGGCAGTTGGGGCCATATGCTGGCACCCTATCTCGACGGTGACTGTAAGCGCGTAACCGACTGCGACACCCACTTGATCGTGAACGAAGGCGGTCGCTTGCTGTTCGACTGTACCAACGGTAGCCACAACCGCTGCGGTGGGCGTGAGTGTGACGACTGCGGCAACGATCACGACGAGGAAGATACTACTTTCGTCGGGCGGCATGACGATCACGGGGTGTGTCCGTCGTGTATCGAGGACTACACCCTTGTGTACGGTCGCAGAGGTAACCAGTACTACCTGCACAACGACAGCGCTGTGTGCGATGCGGGGGGTAACGAGTGGTATGACCCCGAGTATCTCAGCGACAACAACATGGTCGAGCTGCACAACGGTGACATCATTGACCAAGACGAGGCGGTGTATCTCGAGTCACGCGGTGAGTACTGGCACTGCAACGACGATGAGGTAGTGTTCTGCGAACACGATGACAAGTACGAGCACATCGAGGACGCAGTCGAGCTTGCCGACGATACCTTCGCAGACCCGGACAACACATG